ATGAGCGACATCATCGAGATTATTTATCCGCAATCAATGACGGCCAAGCTTCTACAGAATGGCGAAGTTATAGCCGAGTATAAGATCGAACAGTGCGACAGCTGCGCGAAGCTAAAGAAGCTGGACGCTTTCGGTTATACCAAGGGCCAAGGCGGAGAGAAGTTAACTTGGCTCTGTGGTGACTGTAGATGAAGGTAAAGCCCACGATCGAAGATAAGGTCTTAGCTCATACTGTAGCTCTCGAACGAATCGCTCAGGTTAAGGGCCACCCAGATGCGTCTAGTCGATACGACAGAGAACTCGGCTTCCATGATTACGTCGCGCAAGTGGCCGAGTCAATAGTCGCCGAGATCTTAGTCGCTCGCTATTTAGGCTTTATGAACTTCGATCCAAGATCTTCACAGTTTAAGAAGACGGCAGATGTCGGAAGCTTTATAGAAGTGAAGTGGACGCGTTACGATTCCGGACAGCTCATAATCTACGAGAATGATCGCCAGAGCGATGTAGCTGTTCTAGTCGTAGGCACTAGCCCGAATTACAGATTAGCGGGCTGGATTCCAGTAGCGATGGCCAAGCGTCCACGATACAGACACGCCAAGCAGCCGACATGGTGGGTAACGCAACAGAATCTACAGCCGATCGAGAATCTTAAAGGGAGCAACTATGGACAAGCTGCGCTATAAGTGCCGAATGTGCAAGAAGGAGACCGAGCAGCTTATTCGTGTCATTACGGATAATCTTCCAGATAATGTAAAGACGATCCAGTGCTGCGTCTGCTCGACTATGACAGTGGCACTAATTGGAGAAGCTTCTTCCACTGTGTCGAGTTGCTCTTACGCTGTGAGTGTAGAGTCATTAGTAATAGTTCCGTTCTTGATGGAATGCCCAAGCTTTACAGCTCGTACCATAACGATTCGTAATGTATTTAAGAGTAGCGTCTATCTGACGATAAGGGTCTAGATCTCTGTAATGCTTAGATCGCATCTGGCCTAGTCCGTAATGACTACCGTTCTTCGCTGTGTATGACCATCGAGATTCTTTAGTAATGATTCTGTTAAAGCATTGGAACTCTTTATAATCAAGAATCCTAGAATGTGCGTAGAGCTTTAGATGATCTACTGAATAGTTCTTAGCTGTTGCTTCTGGAATGCTCGTTATTGAGAGCGTTGCCGTTAAGGCAATAGCCGCCCCTAAACCTATCTTTCGCTCTTGCGAGCTACCCGCCTCAGCGGCTCGCTTCATGCGAAGAGATAGTAGCGCGCGTGTCAAGTAGGGAGCGTAATCTTGGGAGTGTCCCACAGGTTTACTAACACTGTGGATAAACCCTGTGGATAACTTCATGGCTTACCGCCCCAGCCGTTACCCTTAAACACGATTCCACCAAGCGAGTAAATGCGCTTCATAGGGACAGTGCAATTAGGACAGTAAGGATCTCTGGCCAGTGTGTCCTCGATGGGACGCTGGATCTCTAGCTCTTTACTGCACACTTCGCATCGATACTCATAAGTCGCCATTAGCTTCTCCAATTAGTGCCACCGTCATAGTCGAGCAGACGCAGCACTGGATCGTCTTTACGTTCTCTGGAAGATTATCTGTAATTACACGAATGAGCTGCTCTGTCTCTTTCTTGCAGACTCGGCACTTATAGCGAAGCTTGTCCATAGTTAGATCCCTTTAAGTTTTCGATGGGCTGTAAGTTCTGTTGCGTGACCCACCATGTCGGCTGTTTAGCGTGTTTGTATCTTGGCTTCTTAGCCATGGCTACAGGAATCCACCCTGCAAGCTTGTAATTCGGCGATGTGCCAGTAACGAGAATCGCTACGTCTCTTACGCGATCATTCTCGTAGACGATGAGCTGTCCAGCGTCGTAGCGTGTCCATCTGACCTCGATGTTAGATCCTACGTCTGCCGTCTGCTTGAACTTAGAAGCTCGTGGATCGAAGTCCACGAACCCTAAGAACCTAGCGACCAGAATCTCGGCGACTATTGACTCGGCCACCTGCGCGACGTAATCATGAAAGCCCAGAGAACGATCGTAACGACTGGAATGGTCTGGCTGTCCGTAGATCTGCGCGATACGTTCTAGAGCTACTGTGTGAGCTAAGACCTTATCTTCGATCGTGGGCTTTACCTTCATCGACATAACCCGCAGAGCCAGATTAACTTCTCTCGGCCTTGTCCCTTGGTATAGCCGAACTTGTCAAGCTTTACGAGCTTCTCGCAGCTGTCGCACTGTTCGATCTTGTATTCGGCTATTACTTCGCCATTCTGGAGAAGCTTGGCTGTCATGGATTGAGGATAAAGAATCTCCATGTAATCGCTCATCTTTAGACCTGTGGCTTCCACTTACCATCGCTGGCTAAGACGTACCAGTTAGGAGCGCACTGCGTCGCCTTAGTGCGTTCTGTGCAGAAGTAGCCGCCCCAGTTCTTAGGCGCGCCTTCGTGGGCTTGCTTCCAGATTCGATGGCCATGGCTGCACTGTGGAGCTTCTGCTACTAGCTCTCCGCCAAGCTGCTTCTTGATCTCGTCCATCGATGATCCAAGGCTAGGGATTCCGCTCTGCTCTGCTTCTTCGGCTGTCTTATAGCTTGGAACGTCACCGAACTTCTTAGTCCAAGGATCGTAATCGTCGGCTGTTGAGTTGGCTACCTTCGCGCTTACTGTCTCGACTTTCTCCATGTCCTGACGAGTCGGACGCTTGTCTGCTCCCAGTAATAATCCGATGGCGCGTCCTATTGCGCTCGTGACCGTATCTTCTACGAAGAACTTCTTCATGTTGACGTTATAAGTCGCCACGTTACCGAATGCGTAATCCGTAGCTGATGGATAGAGATCTTCGTACTCGCGAAAGATCTGGGCTTGGATAAGGACGTAACCCTTCTCGGCGTTGAAGTCCACGATGTTCGTCTGGACTCTAGCTGTAGGGTGTGTAACCCATAGTCGAGCGATTCGAGCTGCTACGTCTTCGTAATTGTCTAGGAAGCTCATTAGCGCACTTCCTTAGCTGCGTGACGTGATACAGCGCGACCGCGCTTGAAGCCTTCTCGCTGACCTTCGCGATAGCCCACTGAATAGCTCATCGCTGCCCATAAGATCGCAGCTATAGACATAGCTACGACGATTCCTAATTCGTTCATGATTGCTCCCGATACTGGGAGCGACGTTCGCGCTCCCTGAGTAAAGAGTGAAGTAAGAACGCCGTTAGGTCAAGATTCCCGCGTGGCTGTCGGCGTGTCGATTGGCGTTTTCGGCTTGGACTTTAATCCATTACCCGCCAGAACTCCGCCTAGTGATCCAGTTAAGAAAATCGCGAGAGTCTTTAGTAAGTCGATGAATGCTGCGTCATTAGGAGCTTGATTTCCGATCGGCTGTGTAACGAAGATAAGCGCGTAAGTAATGCCCAGCGTTACGATCAAGAAGACAGCTGCTAGCGTCGAGCCGATTATAAGAATGAGAGTCGCGTGGACTTCTTCTGGACTACGGCGTCGCGACGGACTGTGGAGCTTCTTCTCCAAGGACGTCGCTAGTGCATGTTCCAGTAGGGACGCACTGCGGCTCTTGGCATTCTGGCTTCGACCAGTTCTCGTATTCTTGGCACTCATAACGTGTCCAGCCCTGATAACCGCAAGCGGTAAGGCTGACCGAAAGGACTAAGGCCAGACCTACCGCGAGAGGTTTCCGAGTCACTTCCCCGATAACCCGAAAGCTGAATCTTTAGGATTAAGCCAGCGTAGAACGACAGGTAGAACAGCGGCCGCGCCAGCTGTAAGAATCGCTTTAGGATCTGTCACTCCCGCCATGTAAACAGCTATAGACGCAGCGAGGAAGCTACGCGCCCAGCTTGCGGCTAATGCCTTTAAGTTTTCCATTAGTTTTCTCCTTAATCTTCGGCTTCGTTGCCGAGTCGGTAGGTACTTCGACGACTGGATAATCGCCAGCATAAGCCACGAACTTAGGACGTCCGAAGCCTACGATCTCTTTACCGCTCCCGAATGCGCGCTCTTTAATCATGACCATTCCGCCGTTACGCTGATCGCCTGATCCCGAAGTGTTTCCTTCGATTGTAATTACTGACTTCGGCTTAACGCCTACGACGATTCCGATGTGCGAAATACGATCGACGCCATCGTGAGGAAAGTCCATGAATGCAAGATCGCCGATCTTAGGCTCTGAATCTACCCAGCGACTTACTTCTTTAAGCTTATGCGCTCCCGCAGCTGTAGAGACCATCGATGGGAGCTTTACACCCGCTTCATGGAAACACCAGTTCACGAAAGATCCGCACCAAGGTAAACCATCGGCCTTAGTGAACTTTCCGTACTTGGTAAGGTTATCGCCCTCTTCGATCGTGCCGACTTCTTTAAGTGCTACTTCGACTACTGCCGCAGCTGTACCGATTGGGTATGTCATGACTTCATCGCTGCTTGTTGCTCGTCATAAGTTGCTTGGGTCATAATCGTAGCTGTATCACCGTTCACAATACGAACGAAATCGATAACGCCGTTCATGCTTTCGACTTGGAATGTTTCTATCATAGTTCTGCACTCGCTCCTATAAATCCGCCAGAGTTATTATTACCTAAAATTAAAGCTTGATTAGCCGTCATCGATGAGGACGTTACGTTAAGCATTAAATTATCGAAAGTAGAGTCTAATAATGCTATTGCTGAGATTGTCCAGTTTGTTGCGCTGTAATTAGTTAATTTAAGCCAAGTAATTGTCGATGGTACATCTATACTTGTTGGAATAACTCGCATGGTTACGGGTAATTTAAGACTTACTAAAGCCTGAGTAGTGCTGCCAGCCATACCTAGTCCGTACATTCCTAGACCAGTCTGTGGAGTTGAACGCCAGTAATAACGCTGGCAAGCTGCGAGTTCTGCTTGCTGTGTCGGAGTATTAGGAGAATAAGCAGAAGCCGAAGACCCGATCTCTAACTGCACTCCAGTAACTTCCGCGTAGTCATTAGTCCCCGCTGTTCCTGTCGGAGTCCAACGGAAATCAACTGCTAATTCTGTTGCAGTTGCAGCAATAGTGCCTGAGACTGTGAATCGCTGCCATGTTGTGGTTAGCGTTGCAGTTGTTGTTAAAGGTGTTGCTATTCCTGTATAGCCACTTGAAACATAACTTTGATCTGTTCCTGTGCCAGTTCTGATAAAAGCATTAAAAGCGTTAGAAGTTGCTGAGTAATTAGCACCTGCGCGTGCATAGAATGAAAGTGTTACTGTCTTTCCTGCAAAAGGTCGAGAGTCAATAGTCTCCATTGACTGACCCATCTCAAGTTCATTTAATGCAGTTTGGCCAGAGTTTCTCTGCATTCGAGCGCAATACTGAATGAAAGGTAAGTTCGTAGTGTCGCCTGTTACTTGACGTGAAATAGTTGTCCCAGTGTCGTTCCCGCTATAAGTTGCCCAGCGATCGGCTGCTCTAACTACGCCACCACTGCCAAAAGTTGCAGAAGTTCCACGCTGCCAGATTGAGAAATTAGAGTTTAAGAAGACATTCTTTCCAGCTACGTTAGAAGATCCAGCCGAAGCAGTTGCCCACGCTAGACCAGTGGCAGCCGTTGAATCCGCTGTAAGGACTTGACCATTCGTTCCGACTGCTAATCGAGCTGGAGTGTCCGCCGCTGTTGCAGCGATGAGATCACCCTTAGCGTCGACGATAGCGTTCTGGATAGCGTTAGAGTCGTCCTGCGCTACCCATGTGAAATCCATGTTCGTGTTAGAAGCTTTCGCTAAGACTTGGCCGGTAGTACCGCCCAGAAGATCGCCCATCGACGTGTCGATAGCGTTGCCCAGTGTGCGAATCGCAGCTGCGCCGTCTTTAACTAAATCTACGTCGTCGGGTTCTTCCCAGCCGAACAGAGGACTAGTGGCCATTATTGCTCCTTTATGCGACTACTGTCGCGTTATTCCAGATAAGTGTAGAAGATAAAGTATTCCAGCTCTCGGCGACACTCACGTTCTCCCACTTCATCGACTGCAAGCTGAAAGCTGTAGGACTTAGATTAAGAGTTATGTCGAGACGATTCTTCCCTGCCGAGAATGTCCAGCCTTCGACGAAGCCCTGAAAGCGTCCTAGAAGAATGTTTGGCGGAAGGTTAGTTATGTCCAACGGTAGACCCATGAAGACACCCAGAAGAGCGTCGCGATCTGAGTCGTCGATGTTGTTGTTTCCAAGTGTGAAAGTAATGGCTTGGAACTGTGCCTGTGGGAACGCTCGAAGTCCTAGATAGAAGTTCGCTTGGCTAGTTGCGTCCGCTCCATTCTGTAAAGATGTCGCGATGATCTGCGCCTGTTGGCCGTAAATACCGATCGACTGCGTATTACTGGCCGAGGTTTCCGCAGAATCTTTATACTGGATCGTTACCTTGTTGCGAACGTCTGCGATTCGTTTAATGGTAGAGATCGAGGACGCGAGAGCTTCCTGCGCTGAAATCTCTGTGTAGCCATTAGCTGCTAGATACTGCGCGCGATGAGTTGAATCCGCGTAACCGATTCGACCGCTTGAATCTTCGTAGATGTAACCAAGTCCAGAAGTAGCTAAAGAGTTAACTAAAGAATAAACGTCTGTCGTGGAAGCTGCTCTGGCGTGAAGCTCGTAATCCCCAGGGCGGTCGATCTCTCCAAGTCCTACGTTCTCCGCGTTAGCCCATGTCGTCGTCGGATCGTAATCTTCCCATGTTAAAGCGGGAGCGACTTCGTTCCAGTTGTTTTCCAGTAAATCCGAAAGAATTGTGTAGATCTGATCGCCGTCGAAAGCTTTAGCTAAGACGCCTTCTGTAAGGCTAGACGGTAACTTCGATAAAGCTCCCAGAGCTGTAACTCGGATAACCTGATTCGACTGCGATCCGCTTGTATTTACGACCGAGACTTGAATGTCCGTAACGTCTCCGCCGAAGAGATTAACGAAAGTTCCAGAAGAGTTCTTAACCTTTATTAAGACGTTATCGTTAACGTCGATCTCGATAGGAGATTCGTCTAGATTAATAATCTCGACAGAACAATAGCCAGCTCTAGGCTGTGAATAGATGTCTGTTCGGCCAGAAGTAATCGTAAGATTCGATAGCGTTAGATTCGTGTAATCTCCGCCACCGTTGATCGTTACCTGCCATTCGGGAGTCCAGACGCTCATTAGACCGCCACTAAGCTGTTAAAGCCACCGCCGCCGCGAGCTGCAGATCGATTAAGAACGTCCACGACTGCTCTAGCTGCCGCTTCTGGATCTCCTACGACTCCCATGTTTACAGTTACGTTTGCTCGTTCTTCTGCGCGAGCTGCGCGAGCTGCGTTAAGTCTTTCCGTCTCTGCCTTTAATTCTTCGCGACGTAAGATCGCCGCTTGCATAGCTGGAGAGTAAGAAGACAATGGCGCGCCTGTGAAAGTTGGAGAAGCTGCATTAGGAGCGAAAGTTGACGATGGCGATCCAGTTTGGAATCCGCTTGTGTCGACTGATACTCCGCTTCCGCCGCTAGGAGATTCGTCGAAGCTTACGCTGGCCTTTAAGCCCTTACTGTTACCGCTATCGAATAGATTCGTAATCGGATTATTCTTAATGAAGTCGACGATCTTCTTTATACCGTTAAACGCAGAAGTCAAGAAGCCCACGAAGTTAGAGAAGGCTGTAACGAGTCCAGCGATGATCGTTCCGATTCCCTGTAGAGCTACCTTAAACGCTCCGCCAAGGATTGGAGCTAGGTAGTCCTTAATGAAGTTCCAGATACCCTTTAGAAGGGAGAAGAATGGAGCAAGCTCTTCGGAGTTAGCAGAGACCGCGTTCTTTACTGTAGTAAACGCAGAAGCAAGTCCTTGGAAGATTGGCTTCACGATTGAAGTAATCGCTGGGATTATGTCGCTAATTAAGAACTTCCACCAAGAAGTCAAGATAGGAAGTAGGTCGTCGCGAATGACCTTAAAGATAGCCGTAAACGCTGGCCCCAGCGTTACGGATAATCCAGAAGCGAAGTTCTGAATAGCTGGGATTCCTTTATCGACGAAGCTGGAGATTAACGGAGTGATCGCGTCTAGGACATAAGAGCCGACTGTCTCCTTAGCCTCGTCGAATGCAACAGTAAGACGAGCCATCTTTCCTTGGAAAGTGTCGGCTTGCTTGGAAGCTTGTCCCTCGAAAGTCTTAGCTAGAGACTTAGTAATCTCGTCCATCGACATAGTTTTAAGCTGAGCAGAAGACAGTCCTACGCCTAACTTACCTAGAGCTGTCGTGTTCCCCTCGGCTGCGCGAGCCATGGCATTAGTTACAGCTTCTAAACTTTTCCCGCTGCCCGCTGCTACGTCGATCGCGATCGCTTGGAGTTCTTGCGCCTTCTGGACGTCTTTCGTAGCTTTAACAAGTCGATCTAAAGATGGACGCAGCTGATCGTCTGTAAGTCCTGTAAGAAGTGACGTCTTAGTTATCTGATCTTCGACAGCTTTAATCTGGGTATTAGTAGCCCCTGTAACGTTCTTTAGAGATGTCGCTAGCTTGACCTGAGCGGCTTCGTCTGCGATCGCTGACTTAACGCCATCGATAAGAAGCTTCCCAGCATAGGCAGCGGCAGCAACAGAAGCAGCGGCGAACGCTGCGGCGGCTACCTTGCCGAACTTACCTACACGATCCGAGAAGCCTTCGACTTCACCCTGCGCGCCTTTAACGCCCTTCTTTAATTCGTCGAAGTCGGCGTCGAAAGTTATCTTTACTTTTGGAATGCCAGCCATTAGTCGAGACCCGCTTTCTTAATTACGCCCTGAATGAGATCGATGTATTCTTTCGCGACTATAGGCGTGTAATAGTCAACAGCTGGAGCGATCCAGTATCCGCGCTTATTGCGTGGAGCCTTGAATCTATCGGTGTAAGCGCGTCCGAGTGAATCTGTGCCTCGACCGCCGCCGTATTCCGTTCCCCAGAGAAGCGCACCCGCTGGAGCTGCGTTCTGTCGGACTTTATTACCTTTACCGCTCTTAGAAGATTCTCCGCCGTACTTACGACCGACTTTCTTCGGGCCACCGATGTCCACGCGAATAAGTCGATCTCGTTTAGCTGTAATAGTCTGAGCTACGAGCTTAGTCTGTGGAGCTGGCGCACCCTGCGCGCTCATCATGAGCTGACCCGCTAGACGCTTCGATAGTGGTAGCGCGGCGTCGCGGATCTCGTTCTGTGTTTCTTTATCGAGAAGATTAAGAGTCTGGATCAAGTTTTTAAGCGCAGCTGGCTCGACCTCTATCGAGTAGACGCCCTTCTTACTTGCCATTCTGCCTCTCCAAGATCTCTATAGCTGTTAGTAAATCTTCTTCCGTCTTCCACTCGCTCATCGGAATCCCAGTCGCCATCGCGACCTCGATTAAGATTCGATTTAAGCTTCCGACGCTCCAGCTTTTGGGTCTGACCTCTTGCTGGTAATCGATTCGATAGTTTCGATCCAGACTTCGTAAGGTTTAACTGGATTCCCAGCTGCTTCGCGTTTCATCGCGTTATAAGCCAAGAAGTTAAGACCTTCAAGTCCAAGCTTCGTCTCTGCTTCGTTCACTGTGGTATTGAACTTTCGTTCCCACTTAACCCACTCGGGATTGGCCGCGACGTATGTCGCGACCTCTCCAGAGATGAAAGTTACTTCTAGTTCTGTTTTCATGTTCGCTCCCGATTCTTTTCTTAGCTGAATGTCTCTGTAGGTGTTCCCACGACTGTAAAGCTAAGGCTAACAGTCTGCGCGCTTGGTGATGTGCCGCCCACGCTTGGGAAGATTGGAAGAACGTTAAACGCGAAGACCGCTCCTGTAACAGCTGTTAGCGATACCGCTAGAGTCGAGTTCGGATTAGCTTCTGCCGCTGTCCATAGAGCTTCGCAGAGTGAGCCACTTGCGCCCCAGTCTGAAAGCATTTCGACGTCGAAAGTCCACTGCTTATCTACGGACTTATAAGCTGGAGTCGCAGCTAGAACGTCGTAACGATCGATAGTTACGTCGCAGCTTAGCGTCGCGCTTGTTGCTTGTTCATTGTAAGAAGTGGTCGCGATCGTAAACGAAAGATCGCGCCCTGTGATTACGGTCGTGGCCATGTTTATCTCCTAGTTTGTCTGTGTGTAGTAAGTGGCGAGCTGAATCTCTCCTGCGAGAATCTCGGACGCGCCTATGTTTAACGGAATCGGATTCGATACGTCTCCGACTTCATACCCTGACGGAATAGCCGCCAGAATGCTAATTACGAGCTGCTCCCAGTTATCGAGCGCGCTCTGATTATCGTAGATCGCTACGCCTACAGTCATAACTAAATTAACCTTTAGCTTGACGTTATTCTTACCTAGAAGCGTAGGCTGTAAGTAAGGGACGTTCGGAACGATTGCAGCGAATGGAACGATCGGCGACTCTGGGACTGAGTCGTAAGTGTTAGCCGCTACTCCTGCGATGGCTGTCTTTAGTGGAGTGCGGACGCTTGAAAGAATTGTGCTAGCTGGCATTATCCGACCATCGTGTCGACGTCGATGTAATTACCTAAGAGGCCTACGACGCGATTTAACAAGCTGCGCCCCATACGATAGGGACTCGAAGCAAAATCTAGCCCCTCGATCTGACCGCCCGCAGCTGTGCGAGATTGAAAGACTTCGATGGATACCGCGTAGATCGCGGACTCGATGGAAGCGTTACCGACGTAAAGAGTGGCAGCTGAATAGCCGCTAAGAGTTGCCGTTCCGTTCGGAATGATCTGGCGGGCTGTTACGTCCGAAGATGTAAGAGCGGCAGAGAATGAAGTGTCTGTAACTTTTGTAACTGTGTGAGTCGCTGTAAACGGAGCTGGAAGACCAGTTACGACGATCGACTGTCCTTCGACGAAAGTGTGAACGCGACGAGTGTAGAACGTAGCGACGTTAGCGTCGAGCTTGTATTCCACGATAGCCGTCGAGTTCTGAATAAGTAAAGGGAGAATCGCTTGCTCGGCTGTGTCGATGATGTCGTCTAAATAGCCGTCGCTGTAGAGGGAAGAGCTAACGCCAAGGACGGATCGCAGCTGTGCAGCTGTAATTATGTTAGGCATTAGCTCTTCCTTTCTACTGCTCGACTAGCTCGGGAGCGAACTAGCCGATGATTGGTGGCGGATTAAGCCTTGTTGTTCTTGAATGCGCCAGCTGCGATCTTGGTCGCTAGTGCGCCGTAACCGTAGTAGCCGACAGTAATCTGGCCAGAAGCGATAACGTTCGCGCGAAGCTGGAACGTTGGCCCCTCGTACCATGTGTAAGCGTCTGGGTTAACGATCAAGATCGTTCCGTCTGCGTCTGTTGCTGCTAGTGATGGATCGACGTATAGATCGAGTCCTGCGACTGAACCGCGAAGTGAATCTGGACGAGCTACGCCGCCAGCATTCTGTGGCTGTTGCGCCATGTAGATAGGGCGTCCGCTGTCGTTTAGTTGCATGACGTTGCTCCACTGGCCTGTTCCCATGATGATGTTCTTAGCGAACCCATTAGGAAGTCCAGCTGTAGCTCCGTAAACAGAAGCAGCACCGCGAGCGACTACGCCCAAGAGTTCCGCAGCTGTTGGATAAGTTGTAGTAGTAGTTCCGTCTGCTGTTGCAGCTGAAACTAGAGCAGCTGATACGAATGCGTTCTCTGCCTTCGCCTTAGCTGCGGCCATGTTACGCACAAGCTCATCGAAGAACGCGGGCGAACTTCTGTCGAGGATTTGTGTCGAGAAGGTCTGTTGGCCACTGAAGGTCTTAACGTCTACAGAGATGAACGCTGAGTTCTGGTCTGTCTCTGATGGAGTTCCGTCTTCGGCTGTCACTGCAACAGTTGGAGCTACAGTGATCTTAGGAATCTCGAAAGTCATTCCAGCGTCTGGAAGAGTTCCGCGAGAGATCGCGTCGATAGATGGACGGATCATAGTTGAAAGTCCGTTTACTACTTCTGCCATCTGGCGAGTAGGTACGAGACCCGCGTTATCTGTGGTGTTATCCGCAGCTAGAACGTATTGGCGAGCTTGATCGTCGCCCATCGCTGCGCGGATTGTGTTTTCCACGTACTTAGCAGCTGTGAACTCTAAGCGTGGCTTTGAGAATGATCCGCCTACTATTGGCTTCGCAGCAGCTGTTACGGACTGAGCAGCTTCGACCGTCTCGACGGTTTCCGCGTTTGTGACGGTGTTGTCCACTTCGTCTCCTTCTGTTGTTGGTGTTACTTCCTCTTCCACTGTGGAATCGGAAATCTCTTCGGCGACTTCTTCGCCTTCTGTTGCAGCTACTTCGCTAACGCGAGCAGAACGAACCGCTGGCTCCGTTACTAGTGCGACGCCAGTTAATTCTCCAGCTAGAACGCGCATAGTGCCGTCCTTCTGCATGATGTAATCGTCTACAGCTAATTCGATAGAGAATCCATCGCGAAGTCCGTCCATCGCTTCGGTTAGTGCATCTGTTCCCGCTGTGGTGTTTGTGATCTTGAAAGTCGCGTTAATTGCGCCGCCTTCTAAAGTCATGTCCAGAGTTTTACCGATTGGACGAGTGCGATCATGTTCCAAATTAAGTTTTACTGGAGCTGGCTTTATAGAATCTTTAGCGAAGATTACTTTTCCAGTCGAAGCGTTAGCCGCTTCCTCGAATGCGACGATTCTTCCGCTAATTGTGCGCGAGTTAGAATCTGCCGCTGTGATGTTCATCGGTGTAGTTATTTTCATAGAAGTAGATCCTCTTCTTCTCGGATTTCATCGATCGACATAGCACCGATTCGATTTAGGATTTCGTAAACTTGCGCGCGTTCCATTGGATTACCACGCAAGAAATCGTCGAGATCGAACTTAACGTCCTGTCCTAGTGGCGTGAAATCTGATAAAGATAAACGCTGCTCGATTGCTGTCATTAATGGACGAAGTGAATAATCGATAAGAGAACGTCGTTCACTAACTGCATTCGAGTAAGTAAAGCTATTAGGCTCTGCACTTGCGAAATAAGCGGGAAGACCGGCGGCGCGACATAACTCCAGGGCGAGATAGCCACGAGCTTCGTTTAGTTGAAGATTCTTAGGATCGTAACCGACAGTCTCGATCGATACGTCGCCGTTCAAGAATGTAACAGCTTTAGAAGTGCGATTCTTAAACGCTGCTACGAGTGCAGCTACGCGATCTTTTGGAAGTGCTACGCCAGAGTTCTTTAAGATTGTTTGTGGATTTGGATCGATTGCGAAATCGTAAGCCGTCTTCTCTAATGCGCTAGCTGCGCGAATAGTACGTCCCGCGCGATTTAGAACACCTTCGTCGAGTCCAGTAAAGACGACTAGATCGCTTGGATCGATGTAACTTCCATCGACTGCGTAAGCGTCGATCTCTGTTCCCATAGAATTAGTTCTAACAGTTACACGAATAGGATCGATTCGTTCCATCGCTTGGATTCTTCCAGTGTCCGCATAGCGAGCCATAACGCGCGCGTATCCGTAACCTGTGAAGAGTAAATCTTCGGCAAGCCATGACCAGAACGCGGAACCCGCGATTCTTGGATCTGGCTGATTAATGACGCGCGGCTGTTGAACCTTTTCGCCTGTTGCGACGTTGCGAGTGTGCATCTCGAAAGATCCGATAGTCGTGCAGATGATGTTACGAGCGCGAGCTAATGCTGGAACGCCCATCGCTTCTGTACGAGTAGCGGTCTGATTACCTTGCCAGTAATAACCGCCAAGAGAGTTAATCGAGTTAACAGGATAAAGCGATTCCGCAGCTTCTAAGCTGATAGAAGAAGTCGGAGACGCAGCGTTAACCTTCGGAACGAATAGATCGAATAATCCCATGGCGCAATTCTAGAGACGCCGTTACACCTAGCCCACCATGATGTCAAGATCCATCGGTGGGCGTGTCGCGTAATGCGTGACTAACGCAGTAGCAACCGTCGCGCAGACAGTCGACTGTGAAGCTCTCCGCCCGATAGTCCAGCCACCATCTCCGAACGGAAGTCTCGCAGCTGATAGAATCTGCTTGGAGAGTTCTGTCTGTTTCGGATCGTGTCGTAATCTCTTCGATGTGATTGCTCCTAACAATTCGTCGCAAGCTTGGCCATACAGTGCGCCGTCGATGTCTGAGATTGGAATCCCAGCGGGAACTAAACGAGCCGCAATAGCCGAAGCCGTTCTCTTAGAATAAGCCACTGTTTCGACTGGATACTGTTTCGTATAGGGAGCGATGTCGTTAGCGATCGCTTTATCGTCGAGGTTAATCGGATTATGCCAAGTGTGAAGAAGCTTTACGAAGAACCGCTCGTCGTCGATCTGTTGAGCTGCCACTAACGCCGCGTCGCGACGATTAGGGCTAACGTCGATTCCCAGCCAAGTCGTCTTCTCTGGATCAAGCTCCAGACCTTCTTCGCCGCACTGATTCCATTCTTCGGCTGGAATAGCTGCCGAGATAGTTGCGACCCATCTACAGAGAACTTCTGTCTTTACGACGTCTGGCGGATCGTTAAGAACTGCTCGAATGTTATCGATGTGGACTGTGTGGCCTAGTGCGGGATTAGCCATCGCCGCACCTTTCCAGAATGCGGGAGTGTCGTCGATCTTCTCGTAGTTGCTTGACCATTCATAGTAAGCGATGTCGTCTGTAGGCGACGCGCTCATGCCACGCTCGCGGAGAGAATTAAGGACTACGGAATGCTGGTCTCCTGCGTTACTGAGTGTCCAGAGCTGCGGATTCTTGGCCGCCATCATCGTATAGCGCAGAGAAGCCCACGTCGATTCGTCTTTAAGCTCTCGGGTCTCATCTACGAAGACGGTCTCGGGCTTGGAGATACCGCGAGCAGCTGAACCGCCAGCTTTAACCATGTAACGCCCGCCGCCGAACTTACCCTGTAACTCGATCTCTTCTGATCCATGCGCCCAGCGGATCTTCTTTACTTGTTTAGCTAGTTCTTCGTTCTCTTCGATGATGTTAACGATGTCTCGAAAGGTTTCCAGCGATGTAGTAAGCCGATGAGCTGTTCCGATCTGGAGTCCGTCCTGCCATAAAAAGAGACCAGCTAACGCCCTGACCTTCATGAGCGTAGTCTTACCCTGTTGTCTCGCTACGACGACGCAGACCAGAGGAGCAGCGAAGCGACCGTC